ACTAATTTAACGGTTAATCAAAAACTTTTAAATGCTTCCTATAAAGGATTTGTTATTCCTGATGATGGTAAAATGGTTTGGAAAAATACTAATGATAAGCCAATTAAAGAATATCCTCATAGAGTATCTAAAGGTCAACAAGGATGTATTGAAGTATTTGAACATCCTGTAGAAAATGATGATGGAATAATTCCAGATAATATATATATTGCTGGATGTGACCCTGTAGATGATGATGATTTTAATGGTTCTTTACAATCTACTATTGTAATTAATAGATTAACGAGAAGAATTGTTGCTGAATATACTGCACGACATGAAACAGCAAAAGAATATTATGAAAATGTAAGACGATTATTATTGTATTATAATGCTAAATGCAATTATGAAAATAATAAAAAAGGTCTTTTTCAATATTTTGAAGTAAAAAATTCTACTCATTTACTATGTCCTACTCCTAAGATTCTTAAAGACATGAGTATAATGTCAAAAGCTTTACTAAAAGGTAATAAAGCTTATGGTACTCCAGCTTCAGAATCAGTAAATAATTGGCATAGAAACTTAACAAAAGAATGGTTATTAGAAACAGCATATGGAGAAGAAGATATAAATAACTGTTATTTTATTAGGTCTATAGCAATACTTGAAGAATTATTATATTGGAATCCAGAAGGAAACTTTGACCGAGTTTCTGCACTTGGTATGGCAATGATACTTCTTGAAGAAAAAGCTAAAAGACCAATCATAATGGAACAAGAAAATAATACATCTTTAGCAAGATTTGAAACATTTATAAATAAAAATTCAATTTTAAATAATGATAAACAAAGAATTTCCCAGACAAAAACTAGCTTCTTCTAAAAAAGGAGAAGAATGGGGTAAACAATGCGTAGAGGGAGCTTTTGAATTAGCATGTAACACTTTACCATTAATTAGACAAGATTATACAAATAAAAGAGAGAATTATGATCTCTTTAATGATATAATGGACACTAGAAATATGTCTAAAATTATATCACCTGCTGGATTAAATTTATCTTCTTTTCCAGCAACAATGCAAAACTATCCGTTAATCAATCCTAAATTAAAACTTCTTTTAGGTGAAGAAATTAAAAGACGTTTTGAATGGAGAGTTATATGTACTAATCCTGATAATTTTACAATTAAAGAAGATAAGATGAAAGAGTCTTTAATGCAGTATATTAATGAAGCTTTACAAGCTGGAGAACAGGATCAAGAAGTAATAAAGCGCAGACTCCAAGAAATACAAAAATATTATAAATATGACTATCAAGATTTTAGAGAAAAGATTTCTTCTGAGATCTTAAAATTCTATTTTCAAGAGCAAGAAATGCAAAGAAAATTTAATGAAGGTTTTCTTGATGCTCTTATTTCAGCAGATGAAATCTATCGTGTAGATATTATTGCTGGCGAACCTAAATTAATAAAATGTGATCCTTTACGTATATGGACTTATGGAAACGGCCTTTCTCCATATATTGATGATGCTGATATAATTGTAGAGGATGTTTATGCATCTTTAGGTTCAGTTATAGATGAATTCTATGATGACCTTACAGAATCTGAAATCAAAAGTCTTGAAGATCAGTGTAATTACATGCGTACGCAAGGTAATAATTATGAAGGTAATGGTAAAGTAAATTATCAATTTAGAACACCTACTATCTATACATCTGCATTTTCTGAAACTCCTATTTCTTGGGAAGTAGATCGCTTTTCTTCTACAGGAGAATATTTTGATAATAATGGAAATGTTAGACTTATTAGATCAACTTGGAAATCAAAACGTAAAAAAGGAATACTTAAATACTACGACGAAGAAGGAATGCCACAAAAAATGATTGTAGATGAAAATTATAAAATAAATGAACAATACGGAGAAGAAATTACGTGGATTTGGACAAATGAATATTGGGAAGGAGTTAGAATCGGTAAAGATATTTATAAAAGAATTAGACCTAAACCTCTTCAATTTCAGTCAATTAATAACTTATCGGAATGCAAATCCGGATATATTGGCACTTATTATAATACTAATTCATCAAGGGCTCGATCTTTATTTGATCAATTAAAACCTTATCAGTACTTATTTAATATATTTATGTATCGTACTGAATTGGCTTTTGCTAAATACAAAGGTCCTCAAATTGTACTTCCTTCTACTCTTATTCCTAATAATTGGGATATGGAAAAATGGATGACATATGCAGAATCTTTAGGTTATTTGATTATTAATCCTTTCAATGAAATAATGGAAGGTCCTAACAAGGGTGAATTAGCTTATCAAGCTAATGCTTTTCAGCCTAATATTATTTCTGATGATACTGTAGCTACTTATATTAATGCTAATATACAAATGTTAGCTTATATTGAAGAACAAGTAGGAAATATATCTGGTGTAACTAAACAAAGACAAGGACAAATAGAGCAAAGAGAACTAGTAGGTAATACAGAAAGAGCTGTTACTCAAAGTTCACATATTACAGAACCTTGGTTTTCTATTCATGAATATACAAAATTAAGAGCTATGCAGACTTTTCTTGAAGCTGCGAAATTCTGTATAAAACATAAAACAGATAAGAGATATTATCACATACTTGATGAAGCTTCTATTAAATTAATAGAATCGGATCCTACAGATGTTTCTGATGCTAACTTAGCTATTTTTGTTACCTCATCTTCAAAATATATTGAATTTGAAATGGCTATTAAACAATTAGCTCATGCAGCTATGCAAAATCAAATGATCGGATTTAAAGAAATTATTGATATATATCAATCTGAGTCTATAACTGAAATGGCTAAAATTATGGAAAATGCTGAAGAATTAAAAAAGCAACAGCAAGAAGCTATGGAAAAAGCACAGAGAGATCATGAAATGCAGATGCTTCAAACTCAACAAGAACTTGAACAAGCTAGATTACAAAGAGAGATAGAGGCTCGTGAAGATCAACAAATGCATGAATTAGCTTTACTTAAAATAGGAGAAGAAGAAAAACGTAAAACAGAAATACTAAAATCTCAACTTTCTAACGATCCTCAAATTGTTAATTCTGAATTAAATCTTAAAGTACTTGAAATGCAGGAGAAATTGAGAATTCAAGCTGATGAACATAATCGCGATCAAAAACGTAAAGATGAGGAACATCAAACAAATAAAGAATATACTAAGTTTGAAATGGAAATGGCTCGTAAAAAACAAGAACGTGAAGATCAAAGAAAGCAAGAAGAATTAAAACATAATAAAAATTATGATAAAGAGCAATTAAAAACAGATAAAACAAAAACAGAAAAAGAAAAACAACTTAAAGAAAAGGAACTTAAAGAAAAAATGGCTCTTGAACTTAAGTATCTTGAGTTAGAAAAGAAAAAAATTGAACAAGAAATTCAATTAAAAGAAAAAGAAATGCAGCAAGAACTTGAACAAGCACAAAAAGAAGGCGAACTTGAACTTCAGCTTATGAAACAAGAACATGCTTTAGCTATGGAACTTAAAAAACATGAAATGTCTATTAATAAAGAAGTAGCTAATGTTAAAGGAGAAGAAGCTAAAAAACAAGCTCAAATTAAAACTCAACAATCAAAAAAACCAAATAATCCTTCTAAGTAAAGCTATAGATAAGTAAAATAATTATTAAATATTTTACAATATTCTATTGACTTTTAAAAAAGATTTAAGTAAATTTAACATTAAAATATAATATATGGAACTAGGATTAGAATTTTTAACGCCGGATATACAAAAAAAGTTGATGGAAGAACAACTTTTAAATCCGAAAAAACAAGAGGATCCTATCAATAATGATACGGAAACTCTTATAATTGATACAACAAATAATAATAACGAACATAAAGAAGAAAGGGATGATGCCTCCTCAAAAGCAAAAAATTCTTCTCCATATGTTCTTTTAGGTAAACACCTAATAGAGGAGGGTCTCCTTTCTGAAGAACTTAGTAAGGAACTTGAAGAAGATCCCACAATTGAAGGTTTGACTTCTGCATTAACTCGTCATTTAGATACTATAGCATCAGCTAAAATATCTCAATATGAACCAGAGGTACAAGAATTTATAGATTTAGTTAAAAACGGAGTCGATAAAGAAACAGCTAAAGCAATAATGAAAGAATCTGTAGATTTAGAAAAAATTACAGATGATGTTTTAGAAAATTCACAAACTATTCAAGAAAATATTGCGCGTCAATATCTTGGTAAACTAGGAATGAGCACTGATGAAATTGATGAGCAAATTGAATATTTTAAAGATACTGATAAACTTTACACTAAATCTTCTTTATTTAAAGATAAACTTTCAGATTTAAATAAAAAAGAAAAGCAAACTGAAATTGAAAGAGCAACTAATTTTCGTAAGCAACAAGAAGAAGCTAATAAAGATTTATTAGGTAAGATTAAAACACAAGTTGAATCTTACGAAGAAATTATACCTGGTATTAAATTACCAAAAGCAACAAAAGATAAGATTTTTAAAAATCTTACTACTCCGGTAGCAATGGATGATAACGGTAATCCTGTAACTTTTGTACAATCCGTTAGAGCTAAAGATCCTATTAAATTTGAGATTCTTCTCAATTATTTTGCAGATCAAGGCTTTTTTGAAGGTAAATTTGATAATGTTCTAAAAGGAACTAAATCAAAAACCATTGAAGAATTAGAAAAAACATTATCAAGTTCTACTCTATTTGATAAAGGAATATCAACTATAAGCAAAACAGCTTCTGACGGTAATGATGAAACAACAACTAAGGATCTTGCGACATCTATTCCTGGTTCAATGGACGAACTTCTTAAATTTTATAACAAAAAATAATTTAAAAATTAATTAATTATGGCAGGAATGTTTCCTTTACAAGAGACTACCCCTACAGATTGGTCTGGATTAACTACAGTTAATCACTTGTATTCTATTTATGGAATGGAGCCTCAGAAAGCATCTAATCTTATTACTATGATTCGCCAAGCGAATTACGGTTTAGATTTCAATAACTTTCTTGAAACTCAATTTGGTGTAGAATACTATGATTCTGATGCTGATTTCAGATGGATGTTGCAGGGTCACTCTCGCAAAAATATACCTCTTATTCGTGCAGAAATTAACGGTACTACTGTTACTGGAGCAGATAAGACAGGTATTAACATGTCTCACTTCACCCTTGTTTTTGGAGAAAATTATTTCTCTGAAACTGATTTAATTGTCGGTGAAAAAAATGAACGCTATCCAATTCGTATTGTGGAAGAACCAACTTTTGTTGGTAATGAAGTACATTATAATTGTGAATTGTTTACTGGCGATGATGATCTTTTTATTCCTTTTGAAGAACTTCAAGAGAGCAAAAGATTCTCTAAAGAATGGAATCCAGTAGAAACTTATCTTTCTACTAAAGGCGGAACTGTAAACTACACTTCTCCATTCTCTATGATTAACCGTTTCTCTTCTATTCGTATGGAAGATACTCGTCCTGGTAATTTTGCAGCAAAGCCTGTATCATTTACTTGGATGACTGGAGACGGTCCTAAAACTACTTGGTTGCAGTATGCAGACTGGGAATTTGATACTCAGTTTCAAGATTCTCTTTCTTATCTTTTGATGTTTGCTACATCAAATCAGACTGAAGAAAAAACTTTCCGTCAAAAAGGTAAATCAGGTGTGCAAATTGTACAAGGAGCTGGTGTTAAGCAGCAAATTGATAGCTCAAACGTAGCTTATTATAATTCATTTACTGTTCAATATATTACTCAGTTTATGTTGGAAATGTCTATTAATAGATTGTCGAAAGACCAACGTAAATTTATGTTCCGTACTGGCGAATGGGGTATGTATCAGTTTTCTGAATCTATCGAAGATTACACACAACTTTATACTCCTAATCAAACTGAATCTCGTATTTATATGGGTTCAGGAAATTCAATGGGGTATCGTGGCCAATTCCTTGAATATAAAGGTCCTAACGGACTTGAAGTATCTGTAATGCATGAACCTCTTAATGACGACTTAGTTCGTAATAAGATTATGCACTCAGAAGGTGGTGTTGCAGAATCTCGCGTTTACTATATTTTGGATATTGGTACTTCTAATGGAAATCGTAATATTCAAAAATGTTCTGTTCGTAACAGTACAACTCGTGCGGTAGTTCCTGGTATTCGTTGCAATCCAATGGCTCCTTCTTTGCAAGGCGGTTGGCAAATGGCAGCTAATCCTGTAGATGGTTGGTATATCACTATAATGGAACAAGGTATTGGTTCTCGCGTAACTGATCCTTCTCGTACTGGTATTATGTATCCAGCAGTTCTTGCTGATGTAGGTGTAACTTATTAATAAATAAATAAATTTTGAAACATATGGAGAATACAGAATTTACATTTCCTAAAAAAAGAGTTTTTATAAAGCCTGTAACTAGAAAAGCTGGTTGGCTTCCAGCAAATCATGATGGTAATTTTATGTTTACTGGTACTGGCGCAAAGTATGTTATACCCGCCGATACTCATGGTAATCTCAATCTTGTAGCTAACGAATCTGAATTAAGAGCTTTAGAAAAAGCAATGGCTGTTCCAGAAGGATATTTAAGTCCGAACAAACCTGATAAAGATAATTATTGGAAAGATTTTAAAACTAATTTAAAATTAAATAAAGATGGTTTACGTCTAAATTTAGAAAATCCAAATGATTATAAGCTTTTTATTATTGCTCGTTCTAATACAGATACAATAGCTCCTACATGGGAATCGCGATTACTCAAAGCAACATATAAATTTGCAATGATTGACGAAGCTGAAGAAACAAAAGCAAAAGCTAGTGAAGCTGATATCACATCAGAAATATGGACACATTATGGACAAATTTCTACTTCAGATGTGAAAATGAAAAACGCTTTAAAACTTTTAAATTTGAGTTCAAATATTAAAGTTCCTAAAAGCGCAAGTTCAGATTTCTTAAAAGCAGAATTGAAAAAATTCGCTGAAAAAGAACCTAAAAAATTCTTATCAGTATTGAAAGATGAAGATTTTACTATGAAAGCTGATATTATATCAGCTGTTGATTCTAAAGTAATTTCTAAAGACGGTCTGAAATATTATATCACTGGTAATCCAGATTTAAAAATGACTTTTGAAAGTCTTGTAGAATATTTAAAAAATCCTGAAAATCAGGACGTATTAATTGAAATTAAAGAAAGAATTAATAGTTAATGGCTATAGATATGAAAAAAGAGTTTTTGGTTGGCTATGATAAAGTAGCCAACCTTAGCTCTCCTGGGTATACAGATGAAGAAATTTCATTATTTCTTTCACAGTCTCAAGAAAGAATAATTAAAAGAAGATACAAACCTTTACCAGGTGATTCTTTTGAAGAAACTGAAAAGAGACGAAAAGAATTACAAGGGCTCATATCTTCTTCTCGTAATGACGATAATACTATAAAAACTTCTGTATCTTTAAACCAAACAGGTCGTGTTTCAAATAATTCAATTATTTATGATCTTCCTGATGATCTTTGGCTACCTATAATTGAATGGGTAATTACTGATTCTTCTTGTGAAGAAATACGTGAAGTTATACCAATTACAAGAGATGAATATCTTTTACAAAAAAGAAATCCGTTTCTTAAACCTAATAAAAATAAAGTTTGGAGAATAGATGCTCCAGTCTTTGAAAATAAATTTCGCTCTGAGATAATTACAAATGGCGATAATATCGAAGAGTATCATGTACAATATCTAAAAAAACCAAACGATATTGTCGTAGGAGATAATCCAGTTCCTTGTGAACTTCATGATAATTTACATCGTGAAATTGTTTCTGAAGCTATTAATATCGCCCTTGAAACGAGTCAAGAACCTCGTTTTCAATCACAAAGTATATTAAATAATACAATAGAATAATAAAAATTAAATTAAATTAAAATGTTTACACAAAGAAATATTTCTTATGTTCTTGTTGGTAAAGATTTAGCAGCTACCACAGCTACTAGAGCTGAAAATCTCTTAGATGGTGAAGTTGCTATTACCAACGTATTTGGACAAGTTCTTACTTCTGGTACAGGAGTAAAAAAAATTATGATTCATCAAGGTGGATCAACTAGGGTAACTGATGTTATTACAGCTGCTGATGTAGTTAATGTTAAAACAAAAGGTTATGCAGCTGCTACTGAGCAAGTTGATTTTATAGGTTATAACGGAACAGCTGGTTCTATTGTTGTTGCTAACTCAAATGATTATTTCGTTCGTCTTCAATTTCCTTTTGGAGATCGTGGACAAGAGTTTCCTCAACAGAATTTCATTTTTGCGCATTATCTTTCTGATGCAACTGCTACACAAGCAGAAATTGCTAAAAATTTAGCTAATGTAATGAACGCAGATGCTCGTAAAAGATATGAGCGCGATCTTCGTGTAGAATTGATTTGTGATAATGCTGGTGTTGCTGTAACAGGTGCTCCAACTAACCTTACTTTTACTCAAGATTCTAAAACTGTTGTTTGGACAGGTACTGATCCAACTAACATTGTAGCTGGAGTTTGGCTTCGTGTAGGTGGTACTACTACTGCATCACCTGTATATGAAGTTGCTTCTATCGATGCTGCTTCTAATACTTTACAGTTAGTTACTCCTTTTGTAGGAGCTACTGCTACTGTTCTTGTAGCCAATGTCGAAATGATTACTGCTGCACTTGCAGACGCAGCTGCTTTCGGAATGAAACTTATAGGAATTCCTCGTAAATTCCGTCTTAAAGAAGGTGTTCGTTATCGTAAAGCTAAATGGATTCCTACAATACAAGGTTTCGGTTCAACTTTAATTACTCGTTCTGTAGCTTCTTTCTTAGGATCAGGAGTTTATGAACAAGTCGCCGAAGAAGATCTCTTTGGAGATATTATCTTTGGTAATGGATATTCTCGTGTTGATGTTCGTTTCCAACCTAATCTTTATGCTGAAGTTGGTGGACAATACGGTTGTGTAACAATTGTATGGGATGATAAAACAAATCATACTATTGGTCCTAATTCAATAAGTCGTAAATCTGCTAGAATATTCTTCAATGACCAAGCTTCTGCTCAGGCTGTTGAATTCCTTACTACTCTTGGTGAGGTTATGAATACTACTTATACTTTCTAATTTTAAGTAAATCAATAAATTATAAAAAGGAGGAGAGGGTAATCCTCTACCTCCTTTTATATTATAAAAATTAATAAAAAATGGCATTTGTTCCAAAAATAAATTTTTGTCTTGAAAAAAATAACGATGGTGATTATTTTCTTCAAGTTACGGATACTACAGATATATATGATGATCCAGATAATATAACTGGCTGGGAAGATGCAACTACTCTTTTATCAGGAGATGTCGATTCATTAATATTAGATGTTTCAATAATAGATTCTTCTAATGTCGAATCTACATTTAATATAGACACTACAGATTCGCTAGTTGATCCTGTTACAGGAACTTTTGAATTGAATCCTATTTTAAATACTGATATTTCATTAATAGATGGTTTTTATAAAGTTACTTATACTGTAACAGCAGGAACAACTATTTATACTGTATGTAAACAAAAATTAATTTATACAAATGTTGCTTGTTGTATTAGTAAATCTATAACGAAACTTTTAAAAAACCCTTCAGATACTGAACAGCAATTATTTGTAGATAAAATAAAAGCTTTAGAATTTGCGTTAATTGAATCAGGAAAAACTTTAGATCATATATCTGGTTTAAAAATTTTAGCTTTACTTCAAGACTATTGTAATTCACCACAGGCAAATTGTGGATGCGGATGTTAAATTAAAAAAAATAATAATTAAATGTGTCAATGTTTAAATTCATGTGGTTGTGATTCTTCTGTAGAATTGCCTTATTTAAATGGACTTGATGGTTTAAATGGTAAATATGGAGGACATTCTTCAAAATGGACATTTAAATCAGAAATTATAGTTGCTCCTGTTATTAATACTTTACGTATGAATAATGCTACTCCGGCTTCAGTAACTGCTTTATATATTCATCAAACAGATGCTAATGCTGTTAATATGAGTCTTTTTCTAGCCTCTTTTAATAATAGTAATAACTATGGTCTTATAAAAATTTTTAAAGAATATGACGATTCTAAATTTTGGATTGGTCGTATAACAAATGTAACTAATACAGCTTCTTATTATACCATAACTGTAACTTATATACATCATAATGGTACTTTCAATAGTGATGAGGCTTTAATAGTATCTTTTACTCCTCAAGGTATACCTGGAAACGATGGAGATAATTCAACAACACTTGCTTGGGTAGAAGAATCTTTAACTACGGATCCTTTTGTTGAAACTAAAGCAAATACTGTAACAGGTGCTTTTTCAACAGTTTTAACTATTCCAGAAGATATTCTTGTGAATGATGAAGATTGTTACAAATTTCAAATTCATTTAGAAAATGCCGGTACTTCGGACGCTTCTACGGTACAGATTTTAGTAAATGCTACTATACTCACTACAGTATATATACCTACAGGTAAATCATATATATACGGCGAGATAAATGAAACAAAACATTTTTTTATTACAACTGAAAAATATGCAGCAGGAGTATTTGTAGAAAAAGAATATATAGAAGGACATACAGCTGGAATTCCTAATTTTACTTCTACAAATACCATATCTTTAAATGTAACTTCAAATAAAGGTGGTTTGACAATTAATAAAATACAATCAGAAATAATTCTTAAAGGATAATGGCAACTAGAAATAATTTTGTATATAATTATACAATTACAAATTCAGGAGGTACTCTTAGTCTTGTTGCTAATGAACCTTACAATTTATATCGATTAACAGGTACTCCTACACTATCTTCTAACTTTACGGTTAGTGATTCCGGAGCAGCTGCTACAGGAACTGAATATCGTATTCTTTATGATGCTACAGTAAATCTTAATGGTAATACTATGACTATTTTTGGAGCAAGTATTCCCGCTGATCTAACTAATGTACAATTCGAAGTAAGAGCTTATCACCAAGGATCAGGTGTTTGGAAAACAAATATTCTTGTTGATTTTGAATCGATTCCTTTTATTACAGGTAATATGATTGAAGACGATACTATTGAAACAGTTCATATTCAAGATGATGCTATAATAGAAGATAAAATATTAGATGCCGCAGTAACTAAAAATAAAATAGCAAATAATGCTATTACTACTGTAAAAATAGAAGATGAAGCAGTAACAGCAGCTAAATTAAATCCAGCAGCTAAAAAAGAAGTACTTACTGTTCCTATTTCTTTTGATTCGGGAGAACAATCTGAAAATACTTTTACAATACCTTATGATTTTGAAATAACTTCAATTAGGTATACTGTAACAAAAGTAATAGCAGGAACAGATGCTGCATCAATATCACTATCTATTAATGGTGTTGCTATGACTCCAGGTTCAATTTCAATACCTGCCTCTACTTTAATTAACACTACTTCTTCTACAAATATAACAGCAACTAATACTGGTACTGCTAATCAGCAAGTAAAAGTAACTTCAGCAAAAGCAACAGCAGGAGGAAAAGCTTTATTAACTATCAATTTAGAAAGAGTATAATGACACAAGAAATATTAGCTTCTCATATAGGATATTTATATAATGAACATAAAGAATATGCTGTAAAAATTAAAGATAAATTAAATTTAGGAATAGCTTGTCAAAATCAATTAATAAATTTAAGAAATGCTTTTTACGGAATTCAAGAATTAGAAAATTATTATACAGATTGTTCTTGTTTAGAAGAAACTGATCTTTGTGATATTATACATCAAATTAAAAATTTATTAAACTAAATGGCAGCACATAGAGATTATTATCCCGCGTATGATTTTTGGATAGATGATTTACAACCTGAGTTTCAATTATTTATAAATCCTCTTACTGATAATCTTAGTCGTAAGATAAAATTAGTTGACCTTTTAACTTTTGTTCAAGAAAACTTGGAATTTCCATTAAATAATTTATTTGTTGATGGTGTTACAATTACAGGAACAGGTACTGAAGCTGATCCTTTTGTTGCCTCTGGTGCTGGTGATAATATATATACTATCGATGGAACATTAACAGGTAATAGAACTTTAGTTGGATCTGGTACTCATAGTCTAACTTTTGACGGTCTTACTGAATTTAATATAGAGGCTGACTATATTGAATTAACTACTCCTCTTACTTTAAATACTGCTCTTACTGAAATTTTAGGCAGAAATACTTTGAATGGTGAAGTTCAATACTTAACTCCTGATGATATTTATTCAAACGAAGATGCTCAAGATACTATAGGAAATATTCTTGTAGATACAAATACGATTAATTTTACTTATAACGATAGTACTCCTTCTATTATAGCTGATATTAAATATCAAATGTCTATTACATCAGATATTAATGGACTTAAATTTGTAAATGACGTATTAGCACCAGCAACAGGTTTAACAAAAACTACTAGATTTTATTACGGAACTGATTTTTCTGGTACAAAAGGATATCATAAAAATTTTCTTCAATACGATGGAACAACAATATGGTCTCCTTATGTGAACGGTGGTGATTATGAAGCAAATGGAAAATTAAATTTTGCTGCATCTGGAGGTATAATACTTGGAAATAATGTTTTAGGAGGAGCTACTTCACCTGGAGCAGGAGTACTTAATACTATTATATTTGGACATAATCAATGTTTTTATACTACTAACTCAGGATATAGCAATATTATAGGTTATGATAACTTTAATTGTCCTGGATCTAATCCTTTGTGGCACAATACGGTAATGGGCTACGCTAACGTAGATGTAACAAGTACCGGTGGTGGAAACATGACATATAATTCCTTATTTGGAACTTTAAATTTACGAGGAACTTCAATAGGCACAAGTAGCCAAAATTCTGCATTTGGTACTGAAAACTTATTAAATATGAGTGGAGGAAGTAATTATGGATTTGGTTATTTTGCTCTACAAGGAGTTTCCGGATCAACTGGAACTCACAATATTGGAATAGGTAAAGAAAATACTGGTGATTTAAGAGCTGCTTTTTATAATATAATAATAGGAAGTAGTTCAGCTAACAGCTTAAGAGATGGTGATAATAATATTTTATTAGGGAACTTTTTAGGAGGGGTAAATTTAATAGATCAAAACAATTGTATTTTAATTGGAAATTCTGCTGTAGCCGCAGCAGTAGATGATTATCAATTATTAATCGGTCCTGTAACATCTTCAGGACAAGGAACATGGTTGGCAACAGAGTACCAGACAGAGTTAGGATTAGCTTATAATTTAGCTTATGATAATACAACTGGGCAAATAACACATTATGAAAACGGAGGAAAATACACACCTTCTTTTTCTGGAAACGGCACCAACTCTTTGATAGGGGCTTTCTTTATAAGAAACGGCAATATAGTGCATGCTACTGTTCATTTTCAATCAAATCAATTCGTTTCAGTAGGAGGTAACGCAAATGTACAAATTAGTTTACCCACCAATACAACTTTAACCAATCCTCAAGATGTAATTGGTATTTGTAAAATGGAGAGAACCAATGAATCTAGTTTGTGTGCAAATATTGAAGTAGCCTACGATGGTGTTAATGAGGCTTGTAATGTTAGATTTGGACTTGTTGCAGCAGGATGGACAGGTAGCGAACACATAACTGTTACTTTTATGTACGAAGTAGTATAATATGGACTTTAAAGATTATAATTTTTATAATGGTTTATTAAAAGATAACCAAGAAGTTTTAATAAATCCTTTTCAAAGTTCTCAAAAACCTTTTAAGATTACCTTAAAACAATTGCGAGACTTTGTAGAAAATAATATTCAATCTGGAATTGAAGAAGCTCCTATTGATGGAACTTTATATGGAAGACAAAATGGTTCATGGGTATCTATAGCAGGAGGCTTAGAAACAGATCCTATATGGACTGCTGATAAACCAAATTATTTAACTTCTGCTACAGCAGCTGCTACATATTCTTTATTAGGACATACTCATACTTTTGCTTCTATAACTTCTAAGCCTACAACACTAAGTGGTTATGGAATTACTGATGCTTATCCTTTATCTGGTAATCCTTCAGGATTTTTAACTTCTTTTACTGAAACAGATCCTTTAGCTGTTAAATTAGCTGGTTCTTATGCAAATCCTTCTTGGATAACATCTTTAGCATGGTCTAAAATAACTGGAGCTCCTTCTTTTTTAACTGCTGGCGATACTGGTTTTAATTTAAAAACTACAGGATTTACTATAGGAGCTGGACTAACAGTATTTTATGATGCGTACGGAACTTCTAATTTTGGAGCTTCTGAAATTGTAAGATCTTGTATTAATCAATATACAGGATTAGTTAAAGACATTTATGTTTATATTAATACTAACCAACCAGCAAGTGGTTCATTAGTAATTACTTTACGTCAAACAACAGGAGGTCCTTATGTTGATACTTCATGTACTTTAACAATAGCTGCTGGATCAGTTGCTGGAGTTTATTCTGTTACAGGATTGTCAACACCATTAACAGCAGGTTCTAATTTAACATATAAAGTAGTTAATAATGCTACTACTTTTTCGGCACAACTTTTTTCAATAGGACTTTTAATCGAACACTAATGGCACACACATTTACATCAAGAATTGTTTCTGGAATTACTACATGGGATTTTAAAGTTAATACATTAACTTTAACTCTATCAGAAGGAAATGTATTTCATAATAGTGTTTTAAATTTATTAAAAAATCCTATTAACGGAATATATTACAGAAACTATTTAGAAGAATTATGTTTAGTAGAATTACAACAAGGTATCAGACCATCTTTACCAAAGTTCGTTGATACTTTTAAAAATACTTTAGGATTTGATACTATTCCAGATCCTGAAGTACCGATAGAAATAATAGAAGAATAGTAATTAAATAAAATAAAAATGGAAAATAAACAAAAAGCATTAGAATTACTTAACATTCCTTCTGAATTTGAGGAAGTAAATGGTCAAGTAAATACCGTAACAGATAATATAATTATCATTGAAAAAACATTTGATTTTTTAAGAAAAGGAGCATCTGATGCTGTAAAACCAGAAAACATTAGTATTAAAATCACTACTGGTTCTCAAGTGGTTTTGAATTCTGATATGATTAATACTATAGATCCTTTAAAGACTAAATCAATATCTCTTTTTGGTGCTTATTCTTATAATATGATAGCTAATTATATTCATGGTTTTAATTATCAGCACATTCCTGGAACTAAAACACTAGTTAAAGATAATCGTTCTTTTGTTTGCGAACCTACTTCAGACGGATGGGATCTTAAAACACTTAACAATCCGTTTATAGCTAGTAGCGACAAAGTTAATCCTACTCTTATGGGAGGTACTTTTATTGTATTAAATCGTATCATAAGCGGACAAAAAAGTGTTAAAGCTGATGGTACTGTTACCATTATAAAAGAAAATATAACTGTCAATCGTCATCGTAGAGCTACTGTTACAAAAAATGAACTTGAATCTTGGGGTTTTGATTTTAATGAAATACAAAACGCAACAGCAAAAGTATTTAATGTTAAAACTGTAAATCCTTCAACACATGTAACATCAATGGCTATGGATGTTGAACTTACGGATAATAGTTATAAAGGAGTTGTTTATATTAATGGTGTTAAGTTTAATGAAATACCATATACTTCATTAATGGCTTCTTATGGAAAATTATTTCCTAATTTTATATTTAGATGGATGCTTTATAATGGTCAAAATAATTCTATGACAACAGGAGCTACTTGGTTAAAGCAATATTCTGCTTCTGAAAACAATACTATAATCGTAAATTCAGGAGAAACATTTAATGTTAACGGCAATGAAGTTACTTTTAATAATAATTCTCCAGCAGAATTGATAGCTTATATGGAATGTTTACCTGCACAAGGTAAAAATGAAAATACAGGGGCACTTGTAGATTTAAAAACAGGATTAGAAAAACTTTGGGCCTAAAAATTAAAAATCTATGCATATATCTGAAATATTATTAGAATCTAAAAAATTAGTATTAGCAGCAATAGATAGTTTTACAGCAGGGACTGTTTTTATAGCAACAGCCCTTTCTTTAGATAATCTTGATATTATATATAAAATAATTATGATTGCTGTAGGAACTCTTTTATTTCTTAGAGGTTTTATTAACTATCAAAAATCTAAACTTGATAAAAAAATTAAAGAATATGATTTGAAAATAAAAAGAAAAGAATATGAACAAATTTTGGAAAAAACTGAAATATAAATTAGAATTTTATGATGGTATATGGTCAATACCATTAGCTTTTTTAGCTTTCTTTTTAGGAGGTAAATATTCATTTAAATATTTCGGTGATGCTTTGATATCAACAGAATATATTCAATACGGATTGTTATCATCTTTAATTATGATATTTATGAATTTTGTTGTTTTATTAGGAGCTAGATTTAATTTTAAATCTTTACAGAATTATTTTTATTCCAAAGAAGTTAAAGAAGACGTAGCAAAAAATTTATCAACATGGCAAAGATTAAGACTTTATTTATTTGTTTACTTTGGATTATCATTCCTTTTTATTCTTATTCTGTTTCTAGTTATGATTATGACTGCATAATATACAATTCAACAGAACACATTGATATAACTGAAAAGGGTGGTAATAATAAAGGATTTTCAGATCCTTTATTTGAAAAACAAATGAGAGCTGTAGGTTGGAAACCCTCAATGGCTTGGTGTAGTTTTTTAGTAAAACTTTGGCTAACTCAATGTAATATTCCACATACTATTACTGGCTGGTCTCCTACTTCCTATAATAAAAATGATGTTATATATACTGACGGAGAATTCAAACAACCTTATTTCAAAAATGATATTTTAGTAATGTCATTATCTTATGATAAATTTAAAAATGTCAAATCAAGATATAAAGGCATTGGACATACCGGATTAGTTAAAGAAATAGGAACACATTCAGTTATTACTATTGAAGGTAATACAAATGATTTAGGAACTAGAGATTCAAGAACAGGGGATGGTGTATATCAAAAAAGAAGACCATTAAACAAAAAAATACATATAACAAGATGGGGAAAAAGAAGTTAATAAAAAGTTTACCTTGGTTTTTATTAGGAATAACTTTAATTATATTAACTATACAGACTGTAAAAGGTTGTAATAATAAATATATAGAAAATCCTGCTGAACAAGGTATAAAAACAATGCAGTTAAAATTAGACTCTATATCAAAATCACTAGACCAGAAAAAAGATATTATTAGAGATACTTTAATAATGCAAAAGAATAATGAAAAGACAATAGTTAAACAACTTCAAGATATAAATAATTATTATGAAAATAAACAAGATACTATTATCTTTATGCCTGTCACTGATACTCTCGCTAGGCGTAAAGTCGATGAGTGGGTTCGTGGAGATGAAAAAGGATACTACAATATACCTAAGTAAAGATACTGTAATATGTTTAAACGGTGAAGAATTTCGTGTTGTTTTAAAAATGTCTAATGCTTATGATTATTATTATAATGCTTATTATGTACATACTGAAAAATTAATTCCTAATTTAAGAACACAAATAACTTTACTAAATGAAGTATTAGAAATTGAAGAATACCAAAAAGAAATAAATAAAGCTATTTCAACAGGTGATCAAGCATTAATTGCTCAAGCAAGAGATAATTATACAAAAAAAGCTAAAGACTTTAAAAAGATAAAACGACAATTGATTTTTTATAAAACTCTTTCTATTGCTGAAGCAGTTGTGATTACAGGACTAACAGGTTATATAGTTATATCAAAGCTTTAACATTTTTTAAGAAAAAAGTACTTGACTTTTAATAAAAAGTGTTGTACCTTTGCCCCGTAATTAAAAATTAAGTTTAATGATAGAAAAAAATCAAATTAAAGAGTTTCTTAAATCAAGACCTGGTTATTTAAAGAAAGGCGCTGCTACATTAGCAGAAAGATTATTTGGCTCTTCTTTTAGTAACGAAGAGTTAAATGCTTGTGTAGAAGCTCTTTACGAAATAAGATCTGAAATAAGAATTCAGGAACATGTTGAAGAAGTAAAAGAAGAATTAGAAATCCCAGAAGGTTTAGTCTTAAAATCAGCTTGGCAAACTTCTGGTGGTGAAATGAGATATTCTTTTGCTAAACCAACTTCAAAAGACGTAGATTTAAGTGAGTTTCAATCAGCTAAAGAAGAACTCTTAAATTCTATAGCATCTTTAAAAGTTCCTGAAATTAAACAAAAAGATCAAAATCAAAATAAAGAATCTGTTCTTTTAGAAATTTCATTACCTGATCTTCATTTTGGTAAAGGAGATACTGATGAACTTCTTTATAACTTTGCTAATTCAGTTTCACAACTTTTAGCACAAACAGAAGCTGTTTACAATATAGATCGTATTCTTTTTCCAATTGGAAACGATGGTATGAATTCTGAAGGCAAGCGTCAAGCAACTACTAAAGGAACTCCTCAACACGATTCGCTCGATTGGAAATCTTGCTTTGTAATCTACTGTAATGCAGTAAAGCAAGCAGCAATGTTAGCTGCAACTTATGCTCCAGTAGATATAGTAGTAGTTCAAGGAAATCATGATTTTGAACGTATGCTTTATGCAGGTGAGGTTCTAAAAGCTTACTTCCATGATAACGATAAAGTTACAGTAGATAATAATTTTAATCCTCGTAAATTTTATGGTTATGGAGAAGTAGCAATAATGTACACTCACGGAGATAAAGAAAAACCAAGTGATTTAGCACTTATAATGGCTACAGAACAACCTGAACTTTTTGCTAAGACCAGACATAGAGAAATACATTGTGGTCATTACCACAAAGAAATGATTCTTGAAGAAGTAAGAGGTATTAAAACTCGTTTTCTACCATCTATTTGTGCTACAGACGACTGGCATAATGAAATGGGATATAGTCATTATAGAACAGCGCAAGCACTTATATGGCATCCTGAACAAGGCTTAAAAGCAATATTTCAACATAACGTATGATAGCACAACCTAAAGAAATAAAAAATTGTTTTACTGCTTGTACTCAAGAAATAATTGAAAAAGGAAGATGTGATTGTTTAAATAGAATATTAGAAAAAACTTTAAAGCAGTCATTAAAAACAGAAGAAGAATTAACAAGAAATATAAATTCAATATAAAGAACATATGGTAACATTAACGCAAGAAGACATTAAAAAATTATTTGAGTATTTGAATACTCAACCTTACAAATTTTCAGCACCTATTTTTGAATTCTTTTATGCAAAAATGAATTCAAAAACAGAAACTTCACCTGAGCAACCTCAAAGTGAAACTGAAGTTCCTAAGACAAGGACTAAAACAAAACCATAATGAGTACTCTTAATGAAATAGTATTTAGCGTGTTATCCCCGGTTAAGTCTCACTTATCTGGGGATTCACGTTTAACATATGAAAAAGTTGCCTTTGATGTAAAAAATCAAAGATCATTACTTATTCGTAATGAAGTTAATAAGTCAAGAGCTAAAGACCCAGCTCTTATACAATCTTTAGGTTGTGTACCTATTAAAGCTGTAGATACAGCAGAATGTTGTGATATTAAAACAAATTGTTATATCATGCGTACTGTTGATAAGATACCTAATTTTATACAAACACATTCTCGTAAACAATTAACAAGAGTTGGTCCTATTGATATTACAAAAAAACCATATTCATTTGTCACATATACTCAAGCTATATATACAGGTAATAATCCTTATGTAAAAAATGAAATTTACGCTTTTGAATTAAATGGTTATATATATTTAATGTCAAAAAATGCAGATATATTTACATTAAAATATATAAATATTCAAGGTATTCTTGAAGATCCTCAAGACGCTGCTAAATATGCTTGCGATAGTGATTCTAATGAACCTTGTTATTCAGAAGATTCTCCTTATCCAATTTCAGATTGGATGATACCTTATATAGAAAATATACTTCAGGAAAAGTATGTAAAAACATATTTATCATTACCTAAAGATCAAGGTAATGATGCAGCAGATAAATTAACAGATAGATGAAAAATTTAACAAGTTATCCTTTATCATATTTCTTTAAAATTTTTATTAGTAAATCTAATAAAAAAATTACACAGAAACAATACGGCGATATAATTCGGTTATCTCATCAATTAATTTCTAAAGGTATTGTTGAAGATAATTTTATATTTTCACCTCCTTATTTAAAGTGTAAATTTAGAATTAAAAAATATAAACAGAAAATTAAATTAGATCCTACAGGCAAAATTATTAAATCTAATTTACCGGTCAATTGGAAAGCTACTAAAGAATATTGGCAAAAAAATCCAAAAGCAAAAGAGAATAAAGTTCTAATATATCATTTAAATGATCATAGTGATGGATATAGATATAGATTTTCTAAGGCTCCTTTACGACATTCTATTAAAAATTTAGCATATTATAATTTTAAACCTTGTCGTAATAATGATAGGGCTTTAGCAAAACAAATATTAAATCCATATAATAAAACAGAATATTATGAATAATCAGTTTATATCTTTAAAAAGGGTAGTTGAGGATGTTGTCCAAAACCACCCTTTTGTCGATTATGAAATAGATTGGGCTAAAGTAGTTTCAATTACAGCAAGAACTTTAAAACTTTTTGGCATTCCTCAATACTATATTAATAAATATGAAAACGTAGAAATAGAAAATTATAGAGGTGAATTACCTATTAATTATCTTTATTTTGATCTTTTTATTGACTGTAAAACAAAACTACCTTTGAAATATACAGGAGACGAATCTATTATTAAAAATGCAATGTCAGATTGTTGTAATACAACATCTGAAACTAATACTGAAGGTTCTACAACTTTTAAAGGTCATTTACCTTCATTTAATTGTTTTACTGATCAAACATTTAGATTAAATGATAACTATATTTTTACATCTTTTAAAGAAGGTACAGTTACTATCTACTACAGAGCTATCCCTGTTGATGATGAAGGCTATCCTCTTATACCTGATAATGAAGCTTTTATACGAGCTTTAGAATTACAAATAGCAAAACAAATAGCATATGAACTCTGGGTAATGGAAAAATTACCAGATAAGGTTTATAATGAAGTTAAAAAAAATGCAGCTTTTGCCAAAGCTAATGCAATAGGAGAACATAGAATTCCTGATAAAGATCGCTTAGAATATTGGTTACATACATTAAGATTAACTTTAATTCCTGATGTACATCAACATTCTAAAAAATTTGCTTGGAATAGACAGCAAAGATTTAATCAAAATACAAATAATTTTAATCAAGGGAGTGCATTATAATGGAACAACCTTTTATTAACACCTATATTAAAGGTTTAGATAAAGATACTACACCAACTAAATATTCTCCAGAAAAATATTATCATCTGGAAAATTTTCGCATTGTTACAGCTGGAGGATCTTCTTTAGCGTCACTTGAAAATGAATTAGGTAATCGTCTTGATTTTAAACTTCCTAATTTACAAGGAGTTTATAAAATTAAAGAAGAAGATATAGGATCAGTTGTTGTTACTTTATTTGGTGATAGTTATTCAGAAACTTTTGATTCTACAGGTTATGATATAACGCAATTCTATAATATTATAGAATCTAATCCTACTATATCTTCAGTATTAGGTATTGACTTTAACATAGCATTAAACGATGGATATATTCTATTTTTTGGTTTAGATAATCTTAATATATCTACTGTCGATTCTAATCATCTTATTACAATTGTAACTCCAACACCGTCTAATTTCTATTCAATAATACATCTTAACTACATAGATAATTACATTATATTATTTACTTCTACAGGTCTTGGAGATGGTCAAATATGGTATATACCTTATAATGAACAAACTAATACAGTAAGTACTGTAAATGGAGAAATTATACCTTCTCAGCATTTAAAATATAACAATCTCTTAAATATTGATTTCTCTAAAGCTATTAATAAATCGGTAGTTAGAAAAGAAACAGCTAAAGTTTGCAGAATTTACTGGACTGATTTTTTTAATCCTTCTCGTAAATTTAATATTCTTGATCCTAAAGGGTTTGCTATTGAACCATCTGATTTAGATTTTGTACCTAATGTATCTTTTACAAAACCAATTATTTCTGATATTTCTGACGGAGGTTATTTAAATTACGGATCGATGATTCAATTTGGTTATATTTTAATTGGATCTGGTAACGATACTATAGTTTCTCCTTTATCTGATTTAGTTCCTATATACGGAGCCGATGATGAAACAGATGCTTTTGTAAATATAGAAGGTTCTACTTACCAACAGAGTTCAGGTAAAGCAGTTACGTATAAAATTAATGGTATTGATACTTCATTTTCTCAAATAAAGCATGTTGCTATTATTTATGAACTTGAAAATATTCCATTTATAAAAGTATTTAAAACTGAAAATATACTTTCAGAAGATATTATTGTTACCTTTACTAACGGTGAAGAATATCAAACTCTTACTGAACAAGAATTAAATGATATAAGAGCACAATTTGATACTTGTAAATCTCTTACTTCTCAGAATAATCGTCTTATAGCGGCTAATACTAAATCTACTAATTTTGAAGTTATAGATACGTTATTCGATGCTAGAGCTTATCGTTTTAATTCTTCAGGAGTATCAAAAATTAAAGATAAATTAAACAATTTATTAACTGTTAATAATTCATTTGATGTTCCAGAAGAACATGATGCTATAAATCCATTTAATAATGAAGATGATCCTGACTACGATCTTTATAAGTATCAATCTGATGGCTCTACATTAGGAGGAGAAGGAGCTTTTATAAAATATAAATTTGTTACTAAAAAAGTTATTGTTGATGCTAAAGGACCTCTTGAAGTAACAGCAGCTCCTTTCGCTACTCCTATTGATAGAACAACTATTAATGAAGGAGAATATCAATTTACTAATCAATTTAAAAATTTCAAATCTCCATTTATTCATTTTTTATATTCTGGTTATACTAGAGATGAGACTTATCGTTTTGCTATAGTTTTTATTTCCAAAAAAGGAAAACCTTCGTTTGTAAAATGGATAGGTGATATTAAGTTTCCGACTATTGAAGAAATGCCTTTGGAAACTTATACTGGTAATTTAAATGCTAACCAATTAGGTATTGAATTTGATGTTGCTATTCCAGATGAACTTTCTTCTCAGATATCAGGTTATGAAATAGTTAGAGTCAATAGAGATTTAGCAAATAAAACTTCTTTAGGAGGTGGTCTTTTTGATCCTTTATTTCAATATACAGGCCAAGGAGGTCAAACTTCATCTTCATTAGAATATAATCATAGATGGGAAGCTCCTTATGTTGATATAACATCTTCATATACAGCTGCTGGTAATCATAATAATGTATTCTCTTTTATAAGTCCTCAATTATTATTTTTTGGACAAGACTATAAATCAGGAGATTATATAGAATTTAATTCCTATGCTAGAGTTATTAATAACTCTTTTCCTAATCAAGAAGATGGATGGATTAATCCTATTCCTGTAAACTCAACTGGTATTGATTTTATTAAATTAAGAGAAAAATTATCTTATCCAACGCCTCAAAAATTAAATATACAAGGAGTAGCTTATGTTCCAGTTGGAGCAGGTGTATCTTTTACAAATGCTTTTCCTTCTTTAACTTCTAATACCGCAACTTATAATAATGAATTACCTGATGGTACTGGAAACGGAGGTCCTAAATATCTTTTTGCTGTAGATAATGATCAACAAATATCTGATGTTATTATTAACGACGACGAATCAATTCATTATATGACTTATCGTAGAAAGCTTTTAAAGCAATACGGAGGTAATACTTTTGAAGAAAGATCAGGTAATACATATATGTCTACGTCATCTTTTCAAAATACTACTAAATCAGCAGTATTTAATGTTTTTGGTGGAGATACTTATTGTAATTATTTTGGTTTTGAATATACTCAATACGCTGATGGTGGAGTAAATGCTACCTCTAAAGGAGTTTTCTTTGTTTCTGAATCTTCTTTTAATGTTGATTTAAGACATGGTAATTATTTTAATAAATCAAGAGCAAATATTAATTCATATACTCTTGAAAATTATTATATTAATTCAGTATATGTTCAACAAAATAAAATAATTCAATATTTTAAAGCAAAACCATTTAACGCATCTTTAGAAGACGAACAACCTTATGCTATTTGGGTTTCTGAAAAGAAACAAAATGGTGAACAACTTGATTCATGGTCTGCATTTAAAGTAAATAATCAAATTGAAGTTGATGGTGATTTTGGACCTATTAATTATATAACTTCATTTAAAGATAGGATTTATTTCTATCAAAATCAAGCTGTTGGTATACTTCCAATAGAACAACAAGCAATAACTACAGATCAAGATGGTGTTGAACTTGTTCTTGGTACTGGTGATGTTATTTCAAATTATGGTTATATATCAACTAAAATAGGAGTTCTTCAACACGACGCTGTAATAGAATCTGAAGATTTTATTTACAATTTTGATATGAGAACTAAAAAGATGTGGAGATTTTCACCAGGATCTAAAGAACCTCTTTCAGATATTAAAGGACTTTCTTCATATTTTTTCAATACTTTAACAAATACATCTCTTGAAGATCAAGATTTAAAAATAACAAAGATTCCGTCTTCTATTCATGGTGCTTATGAACCGAGATTCAATCGAGTTCTTTTTACTTTCAATACTACAACTAATTCATTTACAGTTTCTTATAATGAAGCTTTAAATGCATTTGAATCTTTTTATGGGTTTCAGCCTTCATTATATTTATCTACAGGTCGTAAATTATTCTCAGTACCTAAAGGTAATAACGCTAATAAATTTTATCAGCATAATTTAGGCCCTTACGGTGTTTTTTATGATCAAGACCCAGTAGATTCTAAAATAAAATATCTAATAGGATCTCCTATCACTAAGGTATTTACTAATTTAGAATGGTATTCGCAATGCTTTAATAATTTAAATCAAGATCAACCTAATGAAACATTTGAATTTATATCAATATCTAATGACCATCAATCTACAGGATCCATCAGTCTTCAAACGCCTGAAAGTAGAAGAAGATTTAGACATTGGAGGCATACTATACAGAGAGATATTAATTCACCTCAATCACAAGCGAGAATTAGAAATCCTTGGATTTTCGCTGAATTAATTAAATCTAATGAAAATAATACAAGATTTGTTATGCACGATTTAATAACTTATTATTACAAATAATACTTTATTCAATGAAATATTTAACAATTTACTTGACTTTGTTTAAATAATTATATATATTTGTAAATTATGAATTGGTTAGATAATTATAACGGTGATCCTAAAAAGAAACAACCTATTACAGTTTATGATAAAAAAGACCCTAGATTATTAGCTTATAACGATAGTTTAAAATTATTTAACTTAGGGGAAGAAACATATAAACAATTTAAAAATATTACAAATAAAAATAAAACAACTTCTGAAGAAGCTGATAATTATAAAAATTATTATCAAAAAATAAGAGAAGAAACAGGCGAAGGGTTTGTTGAACCAAATGAAAGGTTATTTAGGTTAAATAATAAAATGCCTAAAGGTATTTTATTTACAAGTGAAGCAATTAAAGATGAAAAAGAAAATATTCATTATTTTTCAGGTGAAAGATTTAAAAAACCTACTCAACCTGTAAAATATAAGAAACCTGATTATTGGGATACTGATAAAGATGTTTTAGCATTTAGAAAAATATTTAAAGAAAAATTTAACGAAGAGCCTTCAAGAGATCCTAATATCGCTAATTATGATTATGATGCCGCTTATAAAGCAGGAGTAAGACCAGTATTAGATGAATCTGATGGTTTATATCATTGGAGTAGTGAATTCAAACATGATGATCATCCTAATCGATTTGTTAATGGTTTAGATACTAAAACGGGTAAGATACAATCTAAAAAAGGTAGTTTTAATCAAGGTAAATTAGCACCTATTAAAACACAGTATTCTCCTTATAATAACACTATGGATGTTCTTAATATGTTAAAAACAGAATATCCTACGGGTCCTCCTAGTTTTGATCAAAAACCAGATTATGCTGGTGGATACAGAGGAATGGGTCAAGAAGAACAACAACCTCAACCTAAGAAATTACGTAAAATCGAATTTGCTTATGGTGGTTGGCTTAATAATTACGAATAATGAAAAAAGATATATTAAAGATTTCTGGTTGTAAAACAGAAGCAGAGTTTTATAAAAAATATCCAACAGAAAAAGCTTTTGCAAAAGCTCATCCTGATTTTGAACCTATGAAAAAGAAATATCTCTTAGGAGGTGCTCTTTACGGAGCTGCTAAAGCCTTTGGAGCAAATGATAAAACATCAAATATAATAGGAGCTTTAGGAGGAGGAGCAGAAATGTTTTTTAATCCTCTTTCAGGAGGAGCTGATGTAGCTAAATACGGAGCTTCATTTCTTAATAATGCTGGTGTAATTACACCTGAAGCAGCTAATGCAGTTGGTCAAGTATCATCTATAGGTTCTAAATTTGTACCTTCTATGATGGCTTATGGCGGTTCTCGTAAAAAGATTTGTGCTTATGGTGGAGATCTTTTTAATGAATATAATGGACCTCAGCATGAAAATGGAGGAATTCAAATATCTCCTGTTGCTGAAACAGAAGGTGGTGAAAACGAATACAAAGGTTATATCCACTCCAATAGAGTAAAATTCGATAAGAATAGAACTTATGCTGATGAAGCTTCTCGCATTTTTAGCAAATATAAAAAACGTCTTACGGATAAATTAGCTTTAGAATCTTTAGAAAGAGAAATGAAAGCTTTAGAAATGCATCAAGAAGCTAATCCCGAAATTCAAAAAGGAAGAACTACTCTTGAACAAGAATACGGTTTTGGTGGTAAAAAATATGCTTATGGTGACATAGATCCTATTAAACCTTTGTCATATAAAAGTACAAGAAATTATAAAGGTGAAGAAATTCCACTTTCTTTACCTCCTAGTTATTATAATTCTTATGGATTAACAGGTCCAGATGATAGAGTTTTAAGAAACCCTAATGGTTTATTTACAACTGGTCCGTTATCAGGAGAATCTTTTTCTTATCCAGGATCAGAAGGGCAACTTTTAGAAAATCAAATAGATCCTTATAATTTTGATAATGAAACTTTTAAAAGTTTTAATCCTAATTATCCAAATCCGTATTCTCAAAATAATTTACCCCTTAATGTAAATTCTAATATTCCTAGCAAATTAAATTATTCTCAAAATAATCCTACTTCAGTTCCTGTAAATACCTCAGTTTCAAATTCAACAAAACAATTTCCTTGGCAATCTAAAATATCTAGTTGGAATCCACAATCTCCACAATCTAATATTCAAAGTTCTTATGCTAAACTAGATTCGTACGGAAATCCAATAACTACTGATTTTAAACAAGTATTTGCAGATCCTTCACAATTACCAAATAATGAAATAACTTATTCAGGTTATTCACCTATAAAATCTCGTGCAACAGATACTCGTTTTTCAACTCCTACTCCAACTTTAAAAACAACTGCTCCTAATTTAGGAGGACAACCTCAAACATTTAATTCTAATATTTTACCAGATACCAATATTCCTATTAGAGGAGCTTTAATGAATTCTATTGGTCCAGCTTCTCAATTAATTGGAACTTTAATACAAGGAGCTGATAAAACACAATTCGATAGAGTTAATCCTCAACTTGTTAATTATAATCCTGCAATTAATATTGCACAAAATAGTTATATGGGAGCTCGTGGTAATATGAGAGCGGGTATTGTTAATAATGCTCGTTCAAGTGGTCAATTGCTTTCTAATATGGTAGCAGGTGACGTTGGATTAGGTCGTAATTTATCTAATCAAATTGGTGAAATTAAAATGAATGAAGTAAATCAAAATGCTGGTATTACTAATCAAGCTAATATGACTAATGCACAAATTCAAATGCAAGAACGTATTGCAAATGAACAAAATAAAGCAGCATATCGTCAAGCTATTTATGGTTCATTAACAGATTTAGGTAATATTGGAGCAGGTTATACAAGAGATAATGCGTTATTAGATGCACAAACTCTTCAAAATCAAAGAACATTAAATATGTTATCTGGTTTACCATCAAGATACACAATTGATGCTAACGGTAATACTATTACGAAATAATTATGGCAAGAAATCGATTTGAAAATTACATAAGTAATCAGTATACTTCGCAGTTTACTCCCACTCCTATTGATGCTAATATGGGGCTTAATGTTATCAATGCTCGTCAAGGTTATTACGATAACGTAATGAAAGCTATTGATCAATTAAATCCTGATTTACAATATATAGCACCTAATCAATTTGATCAAGGTGATTTACCAATAGCTAATGAATTATTTCAATCAAGAGCTCAAGAACAACAATCGTTAATTGATGATATATTAAAAACAGATAACTTAAACGATGCTGCAAGACGTGTATCTAAATTAGCAAATGATCCAACTTATAAACAAAAAGCTGAAGCATTAAAAATGCGTAAATTACAATACGATCAAAATCGTAAAATGCTTGAAGATCAATATGGTAAAGATGCTTATTTTAATGATTATTTAACATATTACGAACAAAATAGATTAACTCCTTTTGATGTTACTAATTACGGTTTGAATTCTGCAATAGGGGCTCAAACTCCTGATGCTAGTAAATTAGCTAAAGATTGGGCATCGATTTTAGAATATGATGAAATACCATTAGGTAATGGTTCTTTTATAGGGAAAACAGGGGATTCTGGAGAATATTATATTTCAGTAGATGGAAAAAGACAAACATTAAGTCCTGAAAAAGTAGCTTCTACTTTAACTAACGGAATGTTAGGAGATCCTACTGTTCAAAATTGGTTAAGTACTATGAATAGAATTGGTCAAGGCGAAAAAGCTTTTAAAATGATAGAATCTCAAATTAATGCTGTTGTAGCTGGTAAATCATTTAATAGGACTCAATTATCTTATGATCAGAAACAAAACGATGAATATTTATTAAGATTAAAAAATTCATTAGAAAATCCAGAAAGTCCAAAAAGTCCTGAACAAACAGATAGTTTATATAATATTACTGATTTTGCAAATTTAGATACTTTTGAAGCTGGTTTTGAAGATGTAGAAAAAGCTCTAAAAGAAGGAGATAAAACATATTCTTCGCCTGGTTCTACTCTTACAATGGGTTCTAATACACCATTTATGAATAATAATAAACAGCCTGAAATAGTTGATAAATATTTAAAAATAAAAGAATCTCCTACTTTTCAATTATTAATGGCTCAAAATAATTTAAATCCTAAAAATAAAAATGATATTAACAAAGGAATTAAATTATACAATAATACTATTAAAATAAATAGTTCTCGTGAAGAATATTATAATCCTTTACCAACTAATAAACAAGAAAAAGTAAATGAAGCTACTTACGGATCAAATAAAGCATATTATGATTATTTTGAAAATAAAACATTAACTTTTAATGATTTAGATTTTGATTGGAAATCTGCTTTAAAAATAGGAACTTCAAAATCAGGAATTAAAGATCGTGTTTCTGGAGATGTTATTAGAGATAAATCAGGTAGAACTTTATTAGTATCTAATAATACAAATCAAGAAACAGATCATTATTCTGGTTACAATCAAATGTTATCAGGAAGAAAAGATCCTAATTCATTAGTTAAACAAATTATTTTACCAACTGCTGACGGTAATCAAACTTCTGCGACAGTAATATATTATTTTGATCCATCTGGTAAAAAAAGAGCTTTAACTATGATGGATAAAGATAAAAATCAAATAATGAATAGAGCACAAAATACTAAAAATACTAAAGATTATTTTGAAATTTTAAAAAATGATCCTTTAGTATATGATGAACAAGAAGTTGAAGATGCATTTAATTATAGTTTTGATATTAAATATCCAGCAAAAATAACAGAAAGAAAAGAAATAAGATATGGTGAGTAATAATTTAGATCCTATAACAGGATTACCAATAAAAGAAAGTAAATCTTTATTAGATAATCCTAATTTTAAAATTGGTGAATATAAAGCTCTTTCTAAATTTGATACAGAACCCGTAGCTGGCGAAATGGATTTAGATTATGATAAAGGTTTATCAAGATCTACATTACCTTTTAGAGATTATTTAAGAGCAGATAATCAATCTAATCTACAGGCAATTGGAAATACATTTATGAGAATGAGCAATATGATACCTGAATTCATTTCAGGTTTTGCTTCATTAGAGGATGCTATGCCTGGTATTCAAGAAAGAGGTAATGCTGTAATGGACGCTATGGATGTTTGGAAAAAAGCTACAGAAGAAGCTTTTCCAATTTATAGCCGTCCAGATAATTTTATTAATATGAATGATATTTCTGGGCTAATTAATTCAGCAGGTTCATTTGTTGCAGCTGGTTTAGTTAGTGGAGGAGTACTTAATTTTTTAGGTAATGTATCTAAATTAAATAAAATAGGTGCTTTAGGAGAAGCTCTTAAAATAGGTGCTAATGCTACTATTTTAAATAGAATGGAAGCTCATGTTGAATCTACTCCTGTTTATAAAAAAGCATATGAAGATGCTATTAATGCGGATATAGATCCTATTAGAGCTAAAGAAATTGCAGATGCAGCAGCTGATGAAGTAGAATTTGTTAACTGGGCTAATTTACCTCTTAATTTAACTTCAGCCGCAATGTTAATAAAAGGTGCTAATGCTCCTTTTAAAGATCTTGTTAAAGAGGTTACTGCTAAAAATACTTTAAAATCTTTAGGTACAGAAGGTGTACAAGAATCATTTGAAGAGTTTATTAACTATACAGCTCAAAGATCAGGTGAACGTACAGCAGAAAATTTAATTCAAGGTAAAGATCAAGACGTATATCAATTTGTGAATGACTTTTTTACTAAGGAAAATGCTAAGTCAATGGTACTTGGTTTCTTAGGAGGTTTTGGACAAACTGGAATTTCAGCTGGTGTTGGTAATTTAGATACAAAATGGTATACTGGTAAATATGTAGAGCAGAAACTTAAATATAAAGAACAACAAGATTTTCTAAATAAACTATCTCCTTTTAAAGAAACTGATATAAATAAGTTTCTTGGAGATATTAAAGAATATGCAGAAACTGATAAAAGAATTAATGCATTAAGAGCTAAGGGTGATGATAAACAAGCTCAAGCTTTAGAAGAACAATTATATGCTGATAGAGCTTATCGTGCGTTTGAAATAAATGCGGAAAAAGGACTTGCTGACTTTTTACAAGAAAGAATTGATTCTGGTAATCTTACTGAATCAGAAAAAACTCGTGCTCAAAAAGGAATAGAAGATTTAAAAAAATATAGAGAGTACTATGATAGTATTTCTAATAAACATCCTAATAAAGAACTTTTATATACATATAAAGTTTTTTCTAAACAATTAGGTGAAGAAATATCAACTATTGAAAATACAATTAAAGAAAAAAATTCAGAAATTGAAACACAGATTTCTGAATTAGCTGATTTAAGTGCAAAAGCTAATAAAACAGATGCTATTACAGAAGTAGAACGTCTTAGAGATTTAGCTAAAGAGTATGAAGCAGCAGCTGGAATACCAGAATTACAAGCTGAATTAGATGGTATTTATAAAAGAGCATTACAAATTTCTAAAGAATTTAATGATATAAAAAGAAATCCTATTATTAAAGATAATGATAAACAAGAAAATATAGATAAGCAAGCTGTTCAGTCTGTTAAAGACGGTACTCTATCACCAAAAGAAGTTCAAAGAAATCCTATAGTATCTGAAAAAACTAAAGAGGAAATTGATGAAGTTGCTAAAAAAGCAGCTCCTAATACAAAAGCTAAAAATCCTAATGTAAAAGCAATATTCAGAGATAATAAAGATCCTGAAAAAAGAAATACTGTATTAGATAATGCTCTTAAAGAAAGATATGAAGATATTCCAGCAGCATTAGACGTTGATTTAGAGAATATTACAAAAAGATTAACTTCTAATGCGTTTAGACAAAAATTAGAAGATGAAAGAGATCTTGCTTTAGAACAAGCAGAAAAAGGAGGAGATAGTTCTAATATTGATTTTATTGATAATTTATTATCAATGGTAGAAGATCTTGAAAAAAGACCATTATCTTCTATTGAAGAGTTAAAAGAACTTTTACAATATTATGAAATTCGTCAAGAAGTTGATGATTATTTTAATCAATCTTCATTATCTGAAGATGATAAAAATGAAATTGAAAATAGAACTTCTTCAGGAGATATAACTGGTATAATAGATAGTAATCCTGAACCTATTAAAGAAAGTGATCCTTCAAGAATATTTATTTGGGAATCGAATTTAAAAACTGAAAAAGGTAAAAAAGGTCAAGAAAAAGATGGTTTTTACGAAGAAAAGTTTCAAAGAGGATTAGATATTTTAAATGATCCTAATTCTCCTATAGATGAAAATACTGAAGTTCATTTTGAATATGATCCTTTTTATACACAAGAAAAGAAAGATGATCCTAATGGATTTGCTGTTTTAGTATTTATTTACTATAATGGTGAAAAAGTATATATAGGTAAACTTCAAAAAGATGAAGTTTTAGCAGCAACTGATTTAGTAAAAATAAGAAAAAGTTTTGGTTCAGAACAAGAAAGATTAAACTCAACAGAACCTATAGTAAGTCCTCATAAAGGTTTATTTCGTTCTAAAACTAACGGTTTTATAAGAAATAATCCAGGAGTCAGAGAAAATTTATCTTCTCGTTTAAATCCTGGAGAATCTATTGTATTAGGTATTGTTAAAAAGAATAGCGTAACAGGTGAATTTTTTATTTCTATACCTAACGGTGAAAAATTAGGATTTACTAATACTATACCTTTACCTTCAGATACAAAAGCAACTGATGGTTCTGCATATTTTATTATTAAAAATAATAATGGTATTCCAATTCCAGTTAAACCTTATATTGAAAGATTAGGTAATATACCTTCTCTTACTGAAGAATTTAATAAAGCTATTGAAGGTTTAAGAAATGCTAAAACAGATAAAGAAGGTTTACCTTTCTTTGAAAAAATTCTAGAATTAACTTCTTTACAGCATATTAATTATAAACCAGAAACTGGTGAATTTTATATTGCTCATTCTAAAGATGAAAAAGGACATTTTAAAACTTTATGGGTTAATAAAAATGGTAAATGGGAATTAGAATATGATATTATAACTCTTGATGATTTTGCTAAATTAGCTTTAGAAGCTGGTGTTCAAATTTCTTTAAACTCTGTTAATAAAGATGGTCATAATGAAAAGTTAGATGAATTAGGAGTATTAAAAACTGATTTAGATAAAAATCATTTCCATAGTTCAGGTGCTAGAATTAAAGTTAGTTTGCCTGCTATACCTACTCCAAAAACTTCTACTGAATCTACAAATGAATTACCAATAGCAAGTGTATTTGGAAATGCTACTGTTGGTGAAGAACCTGGAGAACGTGAAGAAACAAAGACTCAAGAAACTCCTAAAAAAATAAGAGTTGTACGTGGTTTTAAAAAAGGAAATAATA